GGGCGCCTTTGGCTTGACTCTCTTAGGAAGCTTAGGCTCGATCTCATCAGAAAGCTCCGCGATGATCTTGTCAAGCTCTTCTACACACTCTTCCATGTGCTTACGATCACCCATCCATCCGTATATTTCCTGATAAGCATACCAATATTGAGCAGCTTGTGTTCTCCTGATCTGTTGTGTAAAGTCCAGACCATTTTTATGAGACTCATTGTTGAGATAGTGGTACGTCTTGCGGTTAATCTCAATATCTACCAAAACCCTATTAAGTTTATCCGCATCCCAATATGACCAATCCTCAATAGGCGGCTTGGGGTAGTTGAACAAGACACCATAATATTCAAGACCGTGATTTCCTTTCAGGCCCTTTATCTTTGGCCTATCAAAGTGCTGTGCCCTGGACTGTGAAAGGGTGTCCCAATGCTTTCTAAGCGGAGCTGTACCAAGGTTCCACAAATCAGGGAAGAACATGTTCATCAGTTGTGTATCGTATCCACAGATGTTATGACACACGTACCTATCATAGCTCAGAATATATCTTACACCGTCTTCTAAGTCACCATCTGGAACCCTATCACCACAATCTTCACTTGTGAATACCTTCTCATTAGTCCCGTCAGCATCTACACAAGCTATCACGTATACCTTAGATACTGTCTCCAGAAGTCCATTTGCTTCTATGTCGAACACTACTGTATTCAATTTACCTCCTTAGCAAGTTTCAACAGTATATCATCTGAATCACTTGGCATCTTATGTTTAGGCTAGTAAGCAGGGGATTCTTCCCAGGGTGGACTCTCAGAGAAAGCCCCCTCTGCAAATGCACTGTCTATTTCTTCGACTTCTGACTCTACGTAAGGATCATAACCAGCAATGATTTTTGCAGATGTTGGGTCGTACTTAAGCCAGCCTCCTTCACCAGTCAATCCAGTTCGTCTGCACTTAACAAGAGTGATCTTTGTAGAATTCCTTACCCTTTCATCACTGCTAATCTTATCCCTGCTCAATAAAAATGTATTGAAAGCGATCTGATTAATTGCAGATGAACCTTTAAGTGAATACTCTGAGACGCCGTGAGGTTTATCATCATCGGGTTTTTTCATATGGCTTACGACAATGATGCTGGCGTTTGTCTCTTTAGCCAGTTTTAGTAGCGAGTCCATGAAGTTATCAATAACGCTGTTTTCGTTACTTGGCACCGCTGCCTGGAGTGGATCAATAACTACCACCTCACATCCTGCGACCTTGACCATCCAACGGATTTTCTCAAACATCTCATCAACACTTGTGAAAGACCCATTGTGATTCACTGTGACAATCTTGGAATCGTCACCAATTAATTCATCGAACTGGACTTTAAGCTTTCCCATATCCATATCAGAGTATTTCTGCAAAGCCAGATTCTGCTCAGTATGAATGCTAAGGAAGCTTCTCACAATCTCCCTTGGACTGCTCTCTAAGTACATCAAGCCAACTTTCTTAGGCGTATTCCTTGCGACATGGTAAACCATGTTGTTCAATACGGTTGACTTGCCTACACTGGTCAAAGCACCTATTACAGTTACCTCACCAGCAGCAGGGCCTCCTCCCATAAGCTCTGCAAGCTGTCCAAACTCGGGTGGCAAAGGGATGATATCATCCTCTACAGATTGTTCAAACTCATCCCAAAGCTGCCCCAGCGTTGTAACATCTACAGGCGAGTACCTATTAGCTTTCCAGAATGCCGACTTAAGTTCTTGTGTACGGTCACTTTTGACCATCTCACTAGCATCTTTGAGAGGAAGCTTTGCGATGTATGCCTTCCCTGGATTAAGCAGCTTTGCAGCATCTTCTACATAACGCTGTCCAGACTCATCCATGTCGAAAAATAATACAACTTTATTAAACGAGTTGATGTAATCAAAATTAGCTTTGATCTGTTTGAGGATAGAGCCATCACCGGCTGTAACACTGACAACAGGGGTCCAGAACTCCCTTCCGCCCTTGTTAGTGTGTAGCGTCTGTGCAAGTGCTAAGGCATCCTCTTCGCCCGTAGTGATACACAAATAACTTTGACCAGCTTCGTGAATAGATTGTCCGAACAGTTCGTTGGTTGCCTTGGTGTTGCCGATGCCAGTGAATTGCTTGGGAAGTGTGCGTTTTTTATACCCAACAATAGAACCCATGTCCCTGGTAGAGGGGTAGTATCTAGCTACTATTTCTCCCGTTTCAGAGTCAAATTCACAACGTACTCCATACTTCTCATTTATCTCTTTTCTAATCTTACGCTCTCGCCAACCACGGCATTCAAGCTGTTGGATATCCTTTAAATCTTCCAAATTAAAATCCTCATCATTCTCTGGTTTGCGATATTCATAAGATTCTTCTAGGTGATGTGCTGTTCTTTTTGGATTTAGATAAGTCTGGCAACCAAAGCAGTAAGCATCCTTGTATGTGTTATGTCTGTCATCCTCTTTCTCGTAAACACTTAGGTTGTCTACTGAGTTGCATTCAGGACAGGGGTAATGGCCTATAAAACGGGACACTTCCTTCATCCGATAAATCCAGACAGCCGATCTTTCTCCTTAGCCTTTACTACAGCCTTGCACAAACCCCCTCTTTCAATATCATCAGAAGTCGCTTCCGTATAACCAACAATATGCTCAAGACTATGGCGCTTTACAAAGTCCATCAACCAGCTAATCCCATCCACACCTTTCTGATCTTTCTGTGTAGGATCACCTAATAGAATAAGCTTTCCACCATCAGCCATCCGCGTAAGGATTGTGTACATCTCATCAGGAGTTGTAAGCTGCGACTCATCAATCACTGTGATGTAACTGAAGTTCCTACCTCGGATGTACTCCAGGGGCGCTAGCTCGATAGTTCCATTGTGCAAGCTGGAATCGTAGAAGCCCTTTCCATAACGCTGTTTAATGACCTCGATCATGGGCATGAGAAGCGGTTCATATTTCTGTGCCATGTCCCCTTTCAAAGCCCCTAAGGTCCTGCCCATTACGATGTTCGGCCTAGCAATAACCATCTTTTCATAATAGCCCTTCTTGAGCCAGTCAGTCGTTTCACACACTGTTAAGAAGGTCTTTCCGACACCTGCTGGGGCATTGAAGACCACCACAGTTTTAGTTTTAAGATGCTTAAGAAACTGTTTCTGACTTTCATTTAAACCAACTACAGGAGGCTTCAATTCATAGTCATCTTTAACTTGCTTACCGTCCTCAAGTTTCTTAGTCCAGCGATCCTCGACAACTTTACGCTTATTTCGCTTGGTCATTACCACTCCTTAGTTATGGATTACCTGATGCAAACACTCACGTATAGTCTGTCCAGTTACCTCCGACAAACATCGCAGTTTCAGCTTTACGTCTACGTGTAAGCCCTGCCAATACTTCACCACCCGCTTTATCCCACCTAATAAACTCCTGGGAAGCACCTTTATAATCACCACTGTTAAGTTTCTTCAAAAGCGTAGAATTAGCAAGATTGCCAACACCGAGGTTATAAGTAAAGCCTGTCAAGGAATCGAACATAGCTTGAGTGACAGGAACTTTAACGTGCATACGAACATAACGTGCGTATTCCTTCTCCAGCATATCCTCAAGAAGCTTAGTAGCCTCTTCCCTAGTAATCGTATCTCCTTCCCTAACACCGATAGTATTACCGTAACCTAGTGTGAGAATCCCTACTGGATCATAGTAAGCCTTCCCTTCAAAGCCTTCAAAATGCTTTACCATATCTACACAATCACTAGATACCTTAAAAGCTTTCGGCATTTTCGTTTCAGGATCAAGATTAACATCTAGCTCATCGAGCCAATCTACAGTACCATCGTCGTTATAATCTTTCATTGTTCCTCACTATTTCCAAGCATTTTCTCAAGAGTCATTTTAGCAACGTGTTTCAAGTCTTCTTCAACAAGAAGGAAAGCCATCTTGTCATCTGTCAAGATACCTGCTAAGACCTCTGGCATCAGGTACTCATTGATATGGTTAGAGATGACTTCTTCAAGTTGATCTTTAAGTTCACGATAATGAGATTGGTCTTCAAGAATCCCGTTAATAGCTACTTCGTGGTTCATCATAATTCTTCCTTTAAATAGTCTGTAGAATATTCTAATGCGTAAG